CTTCAGGATTCGTTAAGAAGTTCTCAATTCCAGCGTGCTCAATGTATCTAAACTTGATATCTTGCTGCTTCTTTTCTTTCATGATTCTACGTATGAAAGCGTAATAGCAAATCTGTGTAAAGTAGGCAAACGCATTTGGATTACCAGTTCGTGTTGCGGCTTCTACATTATAATTCATGATGGCTTTAATACAGTTCTCTACGCCATCCATAACCATCTCCTCACGATAAGTATATCGAATAAAGTTTGGTTTATGAGATAATCCCTCGGCAATTCGAAGAAAGCATCTGCCAATATATTCGGTTATACGAGGAACCTCAGCGTTATTTAATTGAGCCGCTTTCACAGACTTCACATAGTCTACGACTGCCTGTGAAAATTCTTTGTTGTTTACGTAGTGTACACCCTCGCGCTTTGCAGCTAGCGTAGTTTTCTTTGGAGGTGTATTAATTAAAATTTGGTTGTCAGTCATAGGCATGATATAAGTCTATCTATGTTAATTATCTACATTATATTATAAAATATCGAGATTGTAAACATTATAGTATTAATTTCAATTCAATAGTTTCGTTTCAAAAACATTACAATAAGTTTTACATCTGTCTAAAAAGCCGTTATTTTGTATCTAGTGATACAGGGAAAAGCAGAATACAGGAATTGGAGAATATCAATTATTTGATCTATCATGAGGATATTTCTTATTACTCGAATGGTTATTAAACTTGTAGTTGAGATCCTCAAATGGAGAAGAAGATTGAGTAGTCTTACCGTTATTGTTATTCTTTGTAGCATTTAGAATTGCTAATTCTTTTCTTTGCACTATCAATTGGTAGTCTTCTTTTGTTCTAGAATCTGGTATTGCAGCAGAAATGACGTGCTGTTTTCTAATTACATGAATTCGAGAGTCTGTGGACATGAACCATTCTGAGTAATAGGCAACGACATGTACTCCATCTTCTTCATTTTGTTGATGCAAATTAATTAGATATGGATCACGTATGAATATGTTATCATCGCTGTCTTTAATCACTTGGCATATAAGTGTATCACCTGAGACAAGTTTAAGTATCAATGAGGCTTCTTGGATTAGATCGTTCATATGTTTACCTCATGGATTGCGTAGCTAAATTTTTCCTTGGAATAGATTTTAATTCTCTCTGCTGCATGATCCAACGTATAGTTCCGATGTTTCTTCCAATGAAGATCATCTGCGATATCAAATACCTTTGTTCCTTGATTGTTATCTGCTTTACGAAGTCCTCTACCAATTGATTGTAGAACTCGAATTTGAGACTTTGAGGGAGAAGCAAATATGATATTATGAAGATTTCGAATATTGATACCTGTAGAGAAAGTTCCCATTGATGCTACAATGATTGCATCTTTCTCACCCTCAGTGATGGAACGAATTCTTTCTCTCTCATCGGTTTCGACAGAACCAGATACAAAGAACAGCTTTCTTGCTGCTGAAGGTCTGGCTGATTCTAATAGCTTCTTTTGTATCATGTCGTAGATAGGCTTGCCATGTTTTTCAACATAGTTATAGAGGATAAGAGTATTTCCTTCTTGTGCAAGAGCTAAGTTACGAATAAATTTGTTTCTAGGGATATAGCTTACCAGGAAGTCGATTTCTTCTTGATAAGATTTCTTTTTCAATTCCTGACAGTATTTATCATCGTACTTAAGTAGGAGAATCGATATCTCAAGTTCTGACAAGGCATCTGAATCAATCAGTGCCTTTGTCGTCGTCACCTGATAGACTGGACCAAATAAACCCTCAAGCACGAGTTTATGCGTTTGAGTTCCATCCAGAGTTCCAGTTGTTCCTATACGATACTTACAATCCCTTAACTTCTCCATGATCGAGGATAAAGACTTCGCTTTAAAGTTATGGGCTTCATCTCCTATCACCATTCGAAATGGTTCAAACCAAGTAGGAGGCATCTTGTAGATCGATTGCCAGGTTGTAATAATTACCTCTTGCTGGACATTGATTCTTTCTTTTCCTGAGTAGATTCTATGGCAAGACTCTTCATGATTCCAGGTATCATCATTCGTTGAATAATCTCCAAAGTCTTTATACATCTGCTCAACAAGAGATGTTGTAGGTACAATGATTAGCACTTTCTCATAATGCTGTCTCTTTATCTTACTTAGATACCAACGAAGTAGAATGTAAATGATAAGAGATTTACCAGAAGCAGTTGGACTTAGAAGTAATTTTCTTGTATGAGTCAGAACCTGAACAACTGCATCTAATTGGTAATCCCTTACCTCAATCTGTTTACCATGGGCATAAAGATTTAAGTCTTGAATGAATTGATTCAGTTCAGTGTCTTGAATAAGGATCTCCGAATCGATCCTTCCATAGTAATTATCGTCAAGAAACTCGAGTTCACATTTACGAACCTCGGCAAATTCTTTCAGGTATGGAACGAGTCCTGCGTATAACGTGCGATCTTTCGTATTGAATAATCTTACCTTACCGTCCCAAAACTTATTCCGATAAGCGGGCATGAACTTATATCCTGGAACGAAGAAAGTAAAGAATTCAGAGAGTTCCTGAGCGACTCCTGAATCGCAATCGACAGTGATAAACACTTCATTCTTCTTCTTGATCTTCAATACATCCATGATAAAGTTATTATTATTTCTCTTTATTTATCACTGGATTTCTAGCCGCAAAAATCGATAAGGCGATCTCGAGTATATCTCTATTCTCTGGATTATCAAGGTATCCTTTTTGTACAAGCATTTGAGCGTGTTCAAAATATGCATGCCTCTCATCTCCACTCAAGAGATTCCATCTTGCCCAGAGCTGATCTTTTGGTCCAAGTTCGTTCATCCGCCAGAAGTAAAGCGTCTCCAATCGATCATGTTCTTGATCGTCGTATGTCTCCACTTTAAGTTTCCTAATATCTCCTCAAGAGTATCTACCATCGTTTTGAGATATGCGATTCTTTCCTCAGTCTTCTGGAGTTCTGGGTCAGAATTAAAGTAATACTCGAGATCTGATTTCATGATCTTGAGTCCATTGAAGGGATCGTAAGGCCAGCCTCTCTTATCGATCTCAGATTTATCCATCTTTCCATTGAAGTAAAGCCATTTATCACGAAGTAATACTTGCTGCTCCATCTCTTTTCTTTTCAATTGGAGCTTTGTAACTGAATGGAGTTCTAGATACTTTGAGTGAAGTTTGATTCCATCGACAGATGCATCATCAAGTGCCATCTCATTTATGGCACTATCTTTCTTCCACATCGCAAGCAATTCATCAAGGGTTATCATAATATAAAATATATCAAAAAGAAGTGAGAATGTAAATACTTCTTATAAGAATTCGAAGTAAGAATATCTGAAAGAAGCGTCAACTGTCACGTATTCAACGTCTGTATTTTGAGTATGTAAGTCTATGGATCCTACTGAAACAGGAAATGCATCAACATATCGTATTTGTTTTGATACATTGTTGTGAGAATCAAGAATCGAAAGGATCATATCAGACTTTACGAATTGATCGATCTGAGAGTTCTTCGTGATCCAATTATAAAGCTCAAGATAGTTCTCAAGAAATTCTGATACTTGAAAAGTCATATCAAATGGAGACCATTCCAAACGTTCGCCTGAAACATAATTCGGCATTGATTTGTATGGAAGAGAAACCTCGGCGAGACTGATCATAGGCACTGAGGTTTTAATGCAAAAGTACTCCATATTAGCAAACTGCGACGAATTGATTGTAACCTTAAACCCTGTTGGCGAAAGGTAGTTGAGTTGACTTGTTAAATTACTCATATACTGTATTTATAAGCCAAAAAAGGGATCCTCTTTCGAGGATCCCTTAATTATTAGCTTACTATCTAATTATTAATTTGATGGGTGTGCTGGACTTAGAACGCCTTTAACCGCGAAGATGCGGAAGTACTTGTTCGCACGATTGTTACCAACGCCGTTTTGAGGAGCTGTTGGGGATTCAGCGAATGGGTTAGCGATCATGCCGTAACGAGTCTTGAACCCGATACGTGGTTGGAAGTCTGATTGACCAACTGCACGGACCATAGTTAATGGTACGTATGGGCAATAGAATAAACCAGCATCATATGGGTTTGTTCCACGGTAACCGATTGTGCAATAGTCAACGGTTGCATATGGATCAATGTATACTTTGATACGACCATTTAATACACCAGCAAAGGTGTTACCAGTATCATCAACTTCTAATTGAGTTGAAAGAGCTGGAGCGTAGTCTAATGTACCGGAAGCAGCGAGGGCTGTCGCAACATCTGATGAACAGAGTACGAAGTTACCCTTACCACGACGGGTGTCTTTAGCGATCTTGTTAGCTTCGCGATCGATCTGAACTAATAGACCACGATACTTTTCTGCTGACCAACGGCCATCAGCATCTGTATAGAGGTTAAATGTACCAGGGACTGCGATGCCGCTCTGTTGTGCACCAAGGATAGCTTTTACGTTGATTGTACGAATAACTTCACGATTGATTTCAGCTAAGATTTCAGCTGAAAGAATGTTAGCTAATTCGGACTCAGCGTCAAGACCATGAACTGCTTTGAGGTCTTGTGCTAATTCCATTGTGTACTCAGCCTTGAGGGCACGAGTTGTAGCGGTAACAGTTGATTTTTCGATTGAGAAAGCCATCTGAGCGAAGCTGCCAGTGCCGGAAGAACCGGTACCAAGACCTTCAGCATAAGATGTGCTCATACCTGTACCATTAGCGAATGAGTTATCAACGCCGTCTGCATCTGCACCAGAACCACCAGTTACGGAAGGTAGTGAGGATGAGTCGCCGCCCATTGAACCTGTACCGGAGAAAGCATCGTTAGCTTCTTGGTAAAGAGCTTCTGTGCCACCTTGTGAGGTGTATTTGCTCTTCATCGCGAATACTAAACCTGTTGGGCCGCTCATTGGTTGAACGCCGCAGATATCGTAAGCGATTAGGTTTGGCATGGAACGACGTACTAGGCTGATGAGGATTGGATCCCAGTTAGCCATGTAGCCTGTGCCACCAGTTGTAGCATTAGCTGCTGTTTCGTTGATAGCTTGGAATGAGGATTGAGCGCGTTCTTCACGTAGTGCTTTTTCCTGATTTTCAAGAATAACCGCAGTGATTGATTTGCGGTATGTGTCTTTGATCTTTGGGAGATCCTTGTGCTCAAGGATTGGTGCCCATTTTTTGATTAGGTTTTCTGAGTTGAACATGTTATGTCCTGTTATTTGTTATGACTGTAGTTTTTACGGCTGTTTGATAGTCCGTGAGATTGCTGTAGAGTAAGCTTCCATTACTGGATTGAGTTCGACTTCTTGGCCGCTCTCATTTAATACTACTTCTACTTCGTTTTCTTTGGGTGAGTTGATAACTTTACGGAAGTAAGATTCTTTGATGCTTTTTACTTTCTTAGCGAAAGAATTTTCATCTTCAAAATCGATTGATTCCGCAAGTGTTTTGAGCTTTACTACCTCTGTTGAGGCAAGATCAGCTGAAGCTTCAGAGAGGATCTGTGTACGTTTTAGCGTATTGACAGTCTCATTTAACTTCATGTTTGATTCGGTCGTCTTGAGCAACTGTTCTTCGAGCTTGGAAACTTCTTTGTTGAGGCTATCAACAAGGTTTTCTTTTGCTTCAGGAACTTCGATGTAGGATTCTTTAAACACATTCTTTAAGGATGCGATAAAGTTTTCCGCGATCTCGGTGCGAAGGCCAGATTCAATAGCGACTTTGTTCTCTTCCATCCAGGTTGATACTACATAGCTAAGATAGCTATCGACTTTTTCAGCTAAACCTTGAGTAGCTTTCACTAACTCTTCGTTTAATTGAGTCTTGTAGGATTCCTCGAGCTGGAGAACTTTAGCTGCTACTTTTGCGTTGACAGTTGATTCGAATAGGCTAGAAGCTTTTGATTTGAATTCTTCGGAAAGGTTGGAATCTGAATTTAAGAGATTTCCGATTGACTCGTCCATCTTCTTACCTTCTTCTTCGCTATCCTCTTCGTCGTTTTCTTTCTTCTTGGATTCTTCCTCTTCATCGGATTCCTCGTCGTCAGCTTTCTTTTCGTCAGCTTCCTTCTTTTTGGATTCCTCTTCTTCGGATTCGTCCTCGTCTTTTTTAGCTTCTTCTTCCGATTCTTCTGCAACTTGACCAGGCGTTTGCACGCTTAGCTTTGGAGCGATCGAATCTTCTGGATTTGGCTGATTGTATGGTGCCTGTTCGATATCACTTGGATTCGTCAAGGTCTGATATACATTCGCCAATTCTTCTGTCGTCATTTCTGACATCTGTTGATACACTGCGTTGATGAGACCAGCTTTTGTCTTTGGAGCATTGGATTCTGAAACGCTAGGAATCGCTACGTCGGTTGGCTTACCATGAACTTTATTCAATGGTGCCTGTGCAACTTTTGCGATACCTGCTGCGATAGCGTCTTCCGCTCTTTTGAGCTCTTCTGGTTCTGCAGGAGCTGTAGGCTCACCCTTCGTCTGATTGTGAGGGGCTGGCTTTGTTGCATCCTGAGCTGCTTTTGAAGAATCGACCGAAGCTTTCACTTCGATTTCTTTTGCAGCAACAACCGCATCTGGCTTTTTCTTGCTGAATGGTTCCTCGTGGGAAACTTCAACGTCTTCAACAAGTCCATCTTTGTGTAGTTCTTCAACAGTGATGTCTTCAATGAGATCGAAGCGATCTTTTGATTTCTTTGACATAGTGTTTTATCCCTACTATAATTGTATAGCGGTTAAAGTTTTGAGAGGAAACCTTCGCTTGTAAAAAAGCTAAATTTCAGTCTCTGTTTATTCAATTTTGACTCTAGGCACTTTGTAGTCACGTCACCATGATTAGTAGTAATACCCTTTGTCCCACCCATAACGTAAAATTGTTTGTCGCTGACGCTCATCTTATTTCTTCGAGGAGACTTCTAATAAGAAGTCAGAGAATGCTTTGATTTGAGCTTCGATTAAACGATTTGAAGGAGTCTTGAGGATCTCATTCTTGATCTTTTCAGCGATGATCTCGTTACCTTTTACAAAGTACTCGACGCCTTCCATGATACCATTCACGAAAGCGTGAGGTGCGGAAGGATCCTGTACGATGTCAACAGTTGCGAGAATAAAATCATTCTTTACGGTCATTACTTCTCCGATGCGTTCAAGAGAACCCATTCCGCGAGATGAAACACCGAATTGAACACCGCCCTCGAGAAGACCTTTTACGATCTGTCCGCAAGGTGTGTTAAGGATTAAAGCTTTACCAATCACATCGTTTCCGTTCCACTTGAGTTCAGTGATGCGATGGGATACTTTATCTAAATTGACTGTAGGACCATCTGGGTGATTTAATTCACCAACTGCGCGTCCTTTTTCGACTTGTTCTGTTACGTATTTTGCAACAGCTGGAGCTAAAACGCTCTTTGGATAAACACGGCCATTGCGATTCTTTTGCTCGGCCTGCATGAAGATGCCATTGATATAAACTTTCTTATCAGGACCGGTACCTTCAGTAATGACTCCTAGACCAGAGTCGATTGCTTCTGTGATGAGTTTCATTTTACTTTGAAGGAGTTGCTGGTTTGCTGTATACTTGGCTAGCGATTGCTATTTTGCGTTCATCTAGAGCAGCATTCATCTTTTCGCTCATTGCACGAGCAAATGATTCCTGTGCCTGGGAGACTTTCCCTTGAGCTAGAGAAGTTACTAAATTTGTAACATTTGAATTCATTATATACTATTTATAAGGTTTATTTCTTTGAACCCTTCTTGGAAGGCTTCTTTTTCACTATCTTGTACTCATCTCCTAGGTCATCTCCTTCTTCCTCATTGTCTTGCTGAGCTTCTTCGGCATCAAGCTGCTGCGGTTGCATGATCTCTGCCTCTTCCTGGATCTCTTTATCCATAATCTCGATCTCGTCATCGGTTTGACGTAGAACATTACGGCGAATCCAGTTCTGGGAATAGAATTGACCCACATATGGAGCCAATTGAGTCAACATGTTGATACGATCCTGGAGTATCTCATTGTCTTTTAATTCAGCGAAATGATTATCTTTCTTGAAGTCAATGGCTATCGCCTCACGGATCATTGGCCAATCTTCTTCAGTAATGACCTGCTTTAGAATCAATTGAGTTCTGAGTAACTCCATGAATAGGAGCGAGAACTTCTTACGAAGCTTATCAACGAACTTCTGGAACTTGATCTCGTCACGAGTGATCTCTGAGGATTTACCGATATTGAAACCAGTCTCTGGTTCCATACGAGATATCGGAACATTCAGAGCACGATATAACTTCTTCTGGAAAAATATGATGTCATCGATCTGGCCTAGATTCTCACCGCCGGGTAGGGTAGTGATCTCTGTTCCACGACCACCCTCACGACGAGGTAACCAGAAGTCCTCAAGCATTGACATGTGCTTACGATCATCACGTATCTCACCAGTCGCTGAATCATATACGATCTTATTGCGATACTGATTCATGACAGTGCGTAGGTATTCCTCTGCTTTACCCTTTGGAAGATTACCTACATCGATATAGAATATACGGCGTTCTGGTGCACGTGATAAACGATAGATCACGAGAGAATCTTCCATGAATCGTAATTGATTCACTGGCTTGACTGCTTTGTGTAAAGCTGAGAGAACACGTTTACGCGTTGAGTCTAATATACCAGAAGGTACGTAACAGATCGCATCTTTATTGATCTTGATACCAATATCTGATTTCTGAAGTCCACCTTCTTGATAGAGGAAGTACTCGTCCAGAGTCTTAATGATCTTTGCACCAGTCTTGATATCGATCTCTTCTTTGACTTCACGAACCTTACGCATGCGAAGTGCATCGATGGCACGGAGTTCTTTGATACCTTCTGCTAGATTATCTTGGTCAACGATGATGTGATAGTATAATCTACCATCGACGTACCAGCGACGGAATATATCCGTACCATTTACATTGAAATTGAGTAAACGAACGATGTTCGCGAATTCATCACGAATCTCGTTTTTAATTGAATTTGGTTGATCTAACTTATCGAGATTCAACTCGACTGGACCTGCATCTTCATCGGTCACAACTACTTCATTTACGATATCATCGATCGCTGCATCACACTCAGGTTGTTCGGCCGTGAGACGATACTTACGAATAAGATCGATGTCGGACTTTGCCGCGTCACCGTCCATGTCCAGATACTGGCCATAGTAACCTCCAGCTGCAATCGCAGATGAGCCATCTTCACTTGAAGGAGGGACGAACGAGTCCGCTTGTTTTGCCAGTTTTTTCTTCTTTTCCTCTGGCGATTCTGGATTGCGAGTGATTGAGAATCCGAAAAATTCCATGATAATGTATTAGTTGTTCAGTAGTATTTTTTGTTTTTGAAAAAAACGGAGGAGGACGATTTCTCGAACCCTCCCCCGTATTTATTCAAGTTTTTATAACTTTATTCTACTCAATTGTATTAAACAGCTGATTCTGGAGATTCCCAGTACATCATCTGTAATTCAACTGTGAATTCTTCGATCGCGTTTTCTGAATCGTAGCTTAAATCGATAGCTGATACGGCTGAAGGCCAAGCGCCACGGATAACGTATTGCTTTGTAACTTCTCCTGCTTTATCGAGCTGGGATACTGCCATGTCTACCATATAAGTTGCTGGATCGACAAGACCTGTATTATCAACGTTGTTATTGATATTGCCTACCCAACGCTCGAAAGCATTACGGATTGACATATCTGCATCGTTGATGATTGTGATACCCCAAGGATCGAATGAACGATCTCCAGCGATATTTAAGTGACGACCACGAAATGGAATCGTGATTGGTGTAACTGTGGATGCTGGTAACTGAGTAGCTTTGATCAGGAAGGAAGCGAGTTCGCTATCTCCACCTGCATAGGCTGGGAAGTTACACGTAACTTCAAATAAGTTGTTACGTGCTCCACCACCGATTAGTTTTGACTTAAAGTCATTAATTCCTAGAACTGCCATGTGAGTGTTCTCCTATTTTATAGATTGTTAATAGTATTATTAGTGATAGTATTTATTTGACTTAGCCGGATTTTGATCCAGCTATTTCATTGAAGCTCACACCTGTGCGAGTAGCTACGAAGTTCAGAGTGATGAAGTTAATCGAGCGAGCTGGTTGGATATAGATGCTTGCTACGAATTGATTCGAATCAACTACGTTTGGTGTGTTGTTTGTGCTATCACATACTACCTTGAAAGCAGTAATACCACGGCGTCCTTGAACATCACGTAAGAATGGTTCAGTCATGTTACGGAACATTGCTTGCGTGAACTGATCATTGAACTCAAACAACTGATACTTAGCAGCTGTCGAGATTGCTTTTTCAAGAACGATGAATAAGCGACGTACATTGATACGATCGAATGCAGAAGGTTTAGCTTGTGCAGTCTTATCTCCATAGAGAAGGATACCTTGACCTGGGAATGAGACGATCGGATTGATGCGTGCTTTGTAAAGAGTATCACGATCAGCTTGTTTTGGATTATAAGCTAATTTTGTGACTCCTAAGAGATTACCACGGTTATAACCTGCTGGTGAGAACCAAGCATCAGCAATCATATCTGTATGAGCACAGAGACCTGCGATATGTCCGCAAGCTGGAATCCAGATATAAGTGTCGCTGTATTTGTTATAAACCTTTAGAGCAGTTGAATCCATTACAGCATAAGATGTGGAAGTGATTGCATTTCCCCAAGTTGTAAGAGCTGTGACAGGATCGCTGTTGTTAACAGTTGCACTGATTGGTGGTGATAAGAATGCGACTACATCCTTACGAGCTTCTGCGATACTGACTAATTCGCCAGAGATTACGCCACCAGAATCTGGTACTGCAAAGAGTAAGTTTACATCAACTGTTTCAGCGTCACCTAAGACCTGAAGAGCTGTTTGGATATCGCCTGTTGCAGGAGCTAAGTTAGTACCACCTGAGAACGTATAAGTGACAGGAGAGATACCAGTTGATAAGAATGCGCCACCAACTGTAGCAGCTGTGCTACCAGCGTTAGTGAAAGTAACAGGATGTGCTAACCACCATGCGTACTTTGAACCTGAGTTCAATACGTTTACATAGTAGTTTGAAGTACCATCCGAGGTAACTGCGTCTGAAGCAAGAGATAGGAATGGGAATGTTTCAAGAACAGTTCCTGGAGTACCAGTAAAGATTCCGTTAACATCTACTACAACCACGTGAACTTCGTCTTCTGAAGCGCCGAGTGAAGCTGCATAATCAGATGTACCAGGAGCAGCAGTGAATAAGCTCTTATAATCCCAGCTTGTAAAACCTGTTGGGTTGTTTGCAGGGAACATGGAGAGACCTAAGCTATTGCCTAGAGTACCTGCCCATTTTGCTGCGAATTCACCAACTGTGTTTGTGCCAGTTGTAAGACCTTCATAAGCATCGTGATTTGCGATCAGTATGCCATGGGAACCGGAGTGACCAGTTGAAGCATTAAGAACAGTAGAACCGCCGGCAAGAGTACCAGCACGGACTACTTTTAATGCGTTGCCATACTTCAAGAAGGAAGCTGCGGTGAAGAATGATTCTGCTGTTGTGTTTGTTGGAGCACCAAAGTTTGTAACAAGATCCTTTTCGAATCCGACTGTTACATACTCATTGATTGGACCCCACTCGAAAGCACCGGCGTATCCACCAATAGAGGTAGAAACCGCTGGTACGACATTGGTTAGATCAACTTCGTTGACCTGAACTCCTGGAGAAACTAAAAATGCCATATTCGTGATGAGTTAGATGTTAATAAGAAACATAATACGAGGAATTCAATATTACTACTATTTATAAATAGCAAGCTTTTAGAACAACCAGTTGTTGTTCACTTCTTCCCAGACATTACCCTCATTATCAACCTCGTACTTCTCCTTGAGATCTTCCTTCTCAGAGAATACGCCGACTGGAGCGATATCGTCCTCAGCGAGCTTTAATCTCTCAGCGTATAACATGGTTTTAAGGTCCACGTTGGCCATTTCAGCAAAATGATCCGTGGCGGCAAACCAAGCAAATAAGACTAGATTCATGACTAAATCGTCATGGTTTCCATCAGAAGCTGCATAGGAATCCCCATCTTCCTCAAAAGTACTTAATTCAGCGATTGTATCAGCATCGGTAACAACGAGCTTTCTTGTCTCGATCATGTCCTTTAAATGAGAACAGCCTATCCTTTTGGTTCTCTTTGTCATTGTAACTCCAATAGAAGCGGCTTTTACTGCAGATTCCACGAACATATTCTCGTATTCAAGATCGTAATATAATCCATTGCATACAACTCCACCTGAGTCATTGGATTCCACTAATACATAAGCGTTATTATAGGTCTTGGCATACTTGTATATGGTATCAGGGAATAAGAGTGGAGACATCAGGTTATTCCTATATGATGCAACGACTTTACAAGGTTTGACCGAGATATCGATTATTGAGAACGTGGATGAATCTTGGCCTCTTCCTTTGGCCACGTCCACCGTCATGATGTAGTTATGACTTGGTATCGGATCCTCGTATATGCAAGCTTTCTCGACAGTTCGAATTGGATTAGTTGCTCGAAGAGAAAGAAGGGTTTCAGCATTAATGAGTGTGGATCCAGTTCCTACGAACGAATTACCGAATTCTTGTTCAAATTGAAGTGGTGATGTATTGGCGATCGTCTGAGCTTTCCAGTTCTCATCTCTTCCAGGAACATCCCACCAATCGACTCGAAATGGTTTATATGAATTTGTACCCTGAACAGCACCTTCCCAGAGCTTATGATATGTGTTACCTACACCATTTGCGGTGGATGTAATAATGACTCGAGAGGTTTGACCGGATGTAATTACTGGATAAGTCGAGGTATAGAAAGTGCCTGCCTTCTCAACGAAAGCGAACTCGTCCAGGAATAGAAGATTGACGGAGAGACCACGGATAGAGGATCCTGAGGTTGCCGAGGCTATGATCCTGGAGTTGTTTGAGAACTCAATAGACCTTTTATTTAAAGCTTTACATCCAGGCTGCAAGAAGAAAGGAAGATTCTCAAGTGCAAGTGTAATACGCGCCAACATTTCCTGTGATGTGGAACCCTTATTTGCAAGGACTGCGATCGTCTTATCTGGCTGGAAGACTGCGTACCAGAGGATGTATATGACTGAGGAGATAGATTTACCAGACTGACGACAGGCAAGAACGATCGAGAATCGATTCTGATTGAAGTGCTCGAACATTCTTTTCTGATAAGGATACGGTTCAAATGGAACTAGTCCTTTATCCAGACTGATCACCTTCACGTAAGTCTTCGCGAAGTAGACCGGATCCTTCATACACTTGAGGTATTCGGAAACTTCTTGGTCAGTGAACTGCTGATTCACTCCATCTCGCTTGACCTGAGGGTTTCCCAGGTATCCAAGATGGGCTGGTTTAATGAACATCTGTGACGCCATCTGTGGAGAGTTTTGCTAAGAGATGTTTTTGTAAATCTGAAGTGGAACCAACGAACAAGTTATTATTTGTTGTGGTCGTTGCCTGAGCTTTTTCCTCGGTCTTTTTCTTGATCGCCTTCTTATCTTTCTGGAGATCCATCAGCTTCTGAGTCATGTCAGAAGTATTCTTTAACATTGTGGATAGAACTTCAAATGCTCTTGGATGCTCGGAGTTTGTCGCAAGCTCCATCATGCTATCGATGGCATGATTTGATTTGTCCACAAGATCTCGATAAGTTTTTCTGGAGAACTCGTAGTCATCGTCGATGTCTTTCTCGTCCTTAATAGGTTGAGGAATCGCGACTGGAGCCTGAGCTGAAGATATTACCGGAGGAAGGTTCTCCTCAAGGTTTTTCTTGATCTCTTCTGGTGTTAATTTTTCCATGATATAGATCTCTCAGTGTTATACGTCGTAGGTCGGAGTGATTCCAGTGATCGTTCGAGTCGTATTTGACTGTTGACCCACAAGAGTCTCATTGACCTTAAAGATACCAGTTGCGTCTTTGACTAAAAGAACTCCGTCTGTAAAAGATACAACATGAGCGTTTGTTCCAGATGTTGTACCCAGAACCTGTTCTCCATCAAGATACAATCCAGTTCCTGCACTCATTCCAAGATTGAACGATGTGGTATTTGTAAAGAAAGAGATTGAGTTTAAAATCTGATGTGACAGAGCTTCTGTGGCCGTCAATGGATCCACACTCGCAGTGATTCTCTCGATTGGTTGACCAGTTTCACCATTGAGTATATCTGCAATGACTTGTTTGACCACACTCGTACTCTGAGTTGGTCCATAGAAGCGAACTCTCAATTCAAACGTAAGAGTATAGATGATCGCTCTACGAGTCATGAAGTCGCCCTCGTAGTCTTCAGTCATGACGACATTCGTGAGAACAATTGGTATATCGTTTCGAATATCCATTCCCTCAACGTCTTTCATCGTGACTGTATACTCTGGCTGAAAGTAAGGAAGTATCTGCTCAACGATCTGTAATGCATCGTCTTGATTCTTTGCCATGATCGAGAGTTCAATGCCCATACGATACGGAGCGAATTGACGAATCGTCGTCTTTGTCATTGGATCAGCTGCGTTATCAGCAGAGATCATGTTGTTACGATTGATCTTTGTCGAGGCGTCATAGACCATCGTTACGATCTCAAAGCTCATGCGAGGGAGCTTGATCGCAACCTTTGGAGCATTGAGATCTGGCTGTTCATCGATACGGGCCAGAAACTTTTGCTTTGGTCCATACGCCAGAGGAACTCTCTGGATATTGATAACTTTACCGGTTTGATCACGACGAACCACGGAAATGTTATTGAAGACCGTACCGAATACCGATACGATCTTACGAATTGTCGCGTGATAAAAATGAGTCGTGAGCATATTTAATTATATCAGTCTATCGTAACGCCAGATCCAGATAGCATCCACGTGTCAGTATCAATTTTTAATAGAGTCACCATGCTATTTGCTGGAACATCATACCCACCTGCAGCATAGTTTAAACCAGAAACATAGAGATATGTTGTGCTTGGAGTAACTGCATTTACAAAGATAGGGCAAGTTTGACCAGTGACAATCACGATCTTTGATCCTATAGGGAATGGAGTTACTGCATTAGTTGGTATGAGATACTCTACATAATTTGTGACAGTGTTTGCGTATATGTGGCAACCACGATCCGATAGCTGAAGCGTATAATTTGCTAGCTGCTTATTCTGAGGAACGTCAATGATCGATGTCCCATTATTGTATAGAATATCGCCATTTGGTGGAAGAATAAGTTTACCATCTGCAGTGTAAATGAGAACACTTGTATTTGCAGAAAATTCAAATCCACTAGGACTTGCAAAACTTGCATTTCCATTTGCCGAAATTGGGAAATTTAAAGTACCTGAATTGTCAAACTGCCAATAATAGGCATATGTAGGACTCTCAGTCCAGTCTGCGTTCTTGATCCAAACGCCATCAGGCAGTGTTTGAACTTGAGAATAAAGAGATGGAGTAACAAAATAAGCATCACCGGGACCATTGAGGAAATCACCTGGATCGCTTGGATACTCAAGAGTCACACTGTTTATTGTTGAACCAGTGCACATATAAGTTCCTGGATAACCACCTGCAGCATAAACGATGTAGTGATATCCTGTGACAGGAATTGAACTCTGTGTTCCAATATCAAACGTGACTTCAAATGGACCAGTTCCAGTTTTTGAAGTTACTGCATTGATGTAAATTGGTGCTCTACCTAAGCTAGGATCTTGGTCACGAACATGCCAACGAAGAGCAGCTGAAGAACTCGAAGCAACAATGATTCCTTCTCCATCGATTGCGTTTGATATACGCTGAGTGTTTACTGTTGGGTAACCCCAGAGAGTCGTCTTAATGCCTTGAATACCAACTCCAGATCCAGCAGGTCCTTGTGTACCAGTTGTACCCTGTACTCCATTTGCTCCTGAAAAACCTTGGATACCCTGAGCGCCTTGAACTCCACGACTATAAAGATCAGTGAAGTTTGCGTTCGTCTTTGTGAAAGCTGTTCGTAATGCATCGCCAGACTTGTCGTTGGCGGCTGAACCAATATTGATAAGTTGTTGTGCCATGATAAGTGATTATTCCTGAGTATCTGCTGTTAGAATTGTAGAGTCTGCGGTAAATGCGATGCTGTCTGCTCCATAAGATGGAGATATAACTGGAGGTGATTCCACGAAATTAACTTCACCAAAAGGATTGCTCTCGCTGAAATCGATAACCGAGTTACCCTGAACTTCGAAGTCACGATTCTGAGCTTGACGATCGTTATTCACAAACGTGAGATTGGTGTCGGTATCAGCGATATCATAGACTCGAGTGATTGACCAAGCGACTCCAGACTTCTGACCAACTAAAGCATCAGCAGAACCAGTACTTGCCTGGAACATTCCATATTCTCCAGTGTTCGTGCTGATCTCGCCAATTGCAACCTTTAATGGATCTGTTGAAACTTCTTGGATATAACGAAGCACCTTTCCATAGATCTCGACTGAGTTGCTTGTCTCTGTTGCAGGAGAAAGAGTTTGAGTGACCATTTCTCCGATCGTAAACTTCTGGCCTGAGCCAGAGATCTGGAGGTATGTTTCTGTACTGAAGTTTTGTTCGAGCTTGTCGACCTCCGAGTTTCCAGTATCGACCACTTCGTTGTTGTATTCGAAGAGTTCGCACTGTAACTTGAAGACTGGAACTTGAGTTAATTGATAGAAAGGAGATTGATGCTCAACGAACTTGATGTCAAAGAAAGACTTCGTGAGCGGGAAGTATAATAGGTCACCTTCCTCTGGACGGTCAGATATGATACCATTGTTCCAGACGCCAACGAGCTTGGACCATTGTTTCTTGGAGACAACGAATGTTGCTTGTTCACGAATCTGAAGGCCAAACTTACTCATGAAGATACCGTCTCCACCAAATCCCTCGGTGTTCTCGATGTACATCTCAATCATGTATGCTTCATCAAAGCGTGACTCGATGTCTTCATTTAGGATTAGGTCACGAGAGACCATGTTCCTAGGCAGATAGTACAATTCGAATCCGTAGATCTTCAAAGCCTCGATCACAAGATCTTCTACAAGATTTTGTTCGGACTTTGTGCCTTGACTGAAGAATACGTTGCGTGGCATCGTGTATTATCCTATAAAAAACATTGGAGGCATCTCGTACTTAAGTTGTGCCTCTTCTTCAAGTTTTGCAATCTCCTCAACCGCTTCGTCGTAGATCTGTTGACCATTGAGTGTAACACCGCCTGGAAGCGTGATTCCCTCGAACTTCTTTAGGTTATTTCCCCAGTTACGCTTGAATAAAGCAGTGGTGTATTTCTTTAAGAAGATATCGTTATAGACAGAAGTGTACTTGTCAGGATCGATTGATTCATATCCCTCGATGATGATGTAGTCACCTACGTTCAATTCGTATCCCCATTCCACATCGATAAAGAGTCTCTGCATGTGCCGGTTGAAGCGAACTGGAGGTGTTCCATTGAGCATCATGTCTAATAGCTCAAGGTACTGGCGAGTCATGTCATAGTTGACCAGAGCACCAGCATACTGTAGGTCGTATATGTCGTTTAACATCATCTGATAACGAGCTGACCACATGCTGGATCCGAAAGAGTTATTGTTCACCAGAGGTAATACTCGAGACACGAAGAGTAGCTGGTCAGGAAGATCCACGTACTTATTCTGTAGATCCTGAGGTGCTATCTGGTGCTTACGGAATTGCCTCACGATGGCATCATTATGATAGTCCCTGTAAAATTGAATCGCCTCATCGATGCGATCATCGATCTGGTCGTCGTCGAGATTGATCTCTATGACCGGCGCGCCGAGGTTTCGAAGACAATAATCGGCGAGTAACTGTCGAGAAGAGGGCTTTGACATACCTCTATTTATAAGTTTTACCTATCCGTCAAGAGGTAGGATTTAAGGGCTCAAGTATTGGCCTTCCATTTAAATCTGTCCAATTCGTAGAGATAATATGTGGATCGTGTCTTTCTCCAACGACCATCCAAGAGATCGTAGCAGTTGAGGTAGGATCTTGAGCAATAATCGTAAGAGTACTGCCAGATATCGATCCCTTGACTAGAGTCCAATCAGTTTGATTTGTAAGGAATATCTGAGTGTTCTTACATAAAGCGACAAAAGTTCCAGAAGTCATACCAATGGTTTCATCGATATCAAGAGTCGCAGTTCCTGCGATAAGATCGACTGTTCCTCGATAAAGAAGATCGCAGTATGGACCTTCGATAAATGAATGAACTAATTGTTTTGTGGGAGCAAGAGCAGGAAGTGGGTGAGGTATTCTGAATGATCCAGATGCCTTTGAGACTGAACCATAGCACACGATGCCATTGCAATAAATTCCATTAAGATTACTATTTTGGCCGGGCCAAGAATAGAAAGCAGTGTTATTATAATCATAGTATAGCCCTGCGTACATGGAGTTTCCAGTTGCACTGATGTTACCACCACTTGCAGTCACTCCATACGTTGTGCTTACTCCTGCAAAAGTAACGAACGAATTCGTGTTAAGAGTTTGATTTGCTCCGGGACCAGAAGTACCTTGAATACCTTGTAAACCAGTTCCACCAGTAGAACCGGTATATCCCTGTGTGCCTTGAATTCCTTGATTACCATTGGTTCCATTCGTTCCGTTCGTACCTTGACGTCCTTGAATACCTTGTGAGCCAGTGCTTCCAGTATATCCTTGAATACCCTGAGAACCAGTTCCACCTGTTCCACCCGTGTATCCTTGAATTCCTTGAGAACCAGTGCCACCAGTCGAACCTGTATAACCTTGAATGCCTTGCAATCCTGTTCCACCAGTACTTCCAGTGTAACCTTGGATACCTTGAAGACCAGTTCCGCCCGTGGAACCGGTATAACCTTGAATTCCTTGAATACCTTGAGAGCCTGTGCTTCCTGTAATACCTTGAATTCCTTGGGCTCCAGTACTTCCAGTGTAGCCTTGAATACCCTGAGAACCAGTCGAACCAGTTCCACCTGTATATCCTTGAATTCCTTGGATACCTTGTGAACCATTTAGTCCATTATTTCCTGCTGTGCCTTGAATGCCTTGTATTCCTTGCAAGCCTGTTGTTCCACTGTAGCCCTGAACACCATTTGTACCATTCGTACCGGCATTACCTTGCACGCCTTGAATACCCTGAGATCCTGCACCAGGAGGTCCTTGTATTCCATAATAACCTTGTACGCCTTGCACACCTTGAATACCCTGTGAACCTGCGCCTGCCGGACCCTGAGTTCCATAATAGCCCTGGACGCCTTGAATACCCTGAGAGCCTTGAAGACCTGCTCCGGTCGATCCTTGAGTGCCGTAGTATCCCTGAATACCAGTGATGCCCTGAAGTCCTTGGAGACCAGTCGCACCAGTGATTCCTTGTATGCCTTGATTACCTGTGTAGCCTTGAGCACCTGAGATTCCTTGAATACCCTGAACGCCTTGAGAGCCTAGAGTTCCCTGAGAACCAGTTGCACCCTGAACACCAGGAACTGAAGTTGAACTTAGTGTTCCACTCGCAAACTGTATTCCACTTCCAAGAATTACGTTACTGAATCCACCAGAACCATTTCCATATAAGATACTTGTTCCAGAAGTTGCAGGAGCGTAGTCGACTCCAGAGTATGCACCAGAGATTGCAGTTCCATCACCTTTTAACATTCCAGTCACAGTCGTCGTGAGTGTGATCGCTGGAGTCGTTGAGGAATTTAAAACTGTACCAGCGAATCCATTTGCAGTCGTTACAGTTACATTTGTGACTGATGCTGAGCTTGCAGTGAGTGTAGAACCAGTCAGCGTTAATCCAGTTCCAAGAGTAATGTTATTGAATCCACCTGAACCATTGCTCGTGAGTAACTGTGAGGTCGTACCGGTCGTTGCAGGAGCGTATGAGTTTGTATCAAGTGTAAACGTACCTGCACTCGTCATCTTTAAAAAAGATGGAGAAGCATAAGTGAGACTCGCAATTGAGGATAAGTTTGAGCCTGAACCAATGTTCAGGGTGCTATTATCCGTTCCAGAAAGTGTAAGTGTATTTGTAAGCGTTAACTTCTTTGGAGTCGTTCCACCATTGATCGACCAACCAATAGGTAGAGAAGTAAGCTCAAGACCCTCAACAACTGTTGTTGCAAGAGTCGTGACTCCAAGAACAGTTAGATTACCTGTGACTGTGACATCGACTGGAGTAGACATTGCTTACGTTGTTGTTGCAGGAGGTTTTGGCTTAGGAGCCGGAGGAGGCGGAAGTGACTGAATCGAAGTCTCTTGTGTGGACTTGAATCCAGCGTATCCAAGTATGATACCATTCGCAGTTCCAATATAGAGAGGAACTGTGGCATCGATTCCTACGAAAGTGAGTTTTGAGATACAGATATAAACCCAGACAAAGAGCGGAGTGAAGATCAGAACTGGAACACATAAAACGACAAGTAAACGAGTATGACTTGGTTTACCATGACCATCTGTTAAGAATCCGTGATTTTTATTCTTTTTCTTCATATTATAATTTAGTAGGCCATTTATTCTTTGGGCAAAACGCTGCGATCACTTTCACTTTCGTTGTCATAAAGCATCCGCATTGATTACAACGAGCAGAATTAGTATCGAAAAATTCACAAGCCTTACAGATATCCAATCGTATCTTTGCCATTTCTTCAGAAGCAAAGATATTTCCTGTTTGAATGGCAGTTTTAACGACATCGGTAATTGTACCTGCCATATTTCCTGCCATCTGTGGAAGAGAAGGAAATTCTGGACCGGCCATAAAATTACCTTACGTTCCTTGTACTCCTTGAGTACCCTGTACTCCTTGAACTCCTTGAGAAGGTGGTCTATATCCAGGATATGCTTCAGCGTAAGATTTTTGAATCCATGAAACTGTAGGTTCATTCCAGATCCAAACATATCCTTCAACATAAGCAGGTCTTGCAACAGGAGGATCCCAATCGCAGGTATCCTCGTTTAAAACCCAGGAAGGGAATGGTTGAGGAGGAATAAAAGCATCTCGATCTGCATCATAAGTGTGAGAAGGACCTGCATAATTCTTTCGAATTGGTGTTCCTCCTGACTTATGTCTGCCCTGAAATGTATTATAAGATGTCTGAATCCAAGTTCCACCTAGGCCAAGATCATTCGCAAGGAAGTCTTGACCACGGTGTTGCTGATCGTCACCGACAACCAGCACTCGAAGTACTTTTCCAGTTGAATCAATTTCAGCGAAGTGTGCCATAAAATAGTTCCGATCAGATTATTTGGATTATGTTCCCTGAACGCCTTGAGTTCCCTGAGTACCTTGTACTCCCTGAGTACCTTGTACTTCCTGAACACCTTGTGCAGGAGCTGGAGCTGGAGTACTTTGCAGAGTTGCGGTAACAGGAGGATTGACCGAGTCGTCATTTCCTGATTCAGATCCTGAACCAGCACCAGTTGAAGGTACCCATGGAAGTGCTGAGTTATCAACACTCGTGATTGGGTTTGCCTTTGCATCAATCTGAGCTTGGATCTGAGAGAGTACGTGATCTTGGTATGAACCAACGACTACGCTTTCTAACCAGCTAGCAATCGTTGCTGAGGTCAGGGATGAGTAATTTGTAAAGCTTGAGACATTGATCTGTGATGGATCAAATGGAGTTGCGCCTGAAAATGTACCAGTATTACCACTCGAGTCAGTGCCAGTCAAAGTCCATTGAACATGAACGACTGCATTTGTGAGGGTTGAACCGCTTGGGTGAGCATAACTCTGAAGATACTTCAGATTATTGATTTTCCATGAATACGTGTTTGCCATAATCTACTATTTATTAGTTGTTAGAGTTGTTATTTTGGTTAAATTCGTGTTATGTCGTTGGGAGTACTTTTGCCTTATATGGATCAAAAGTAAGTGGATTTAATCCAACATTTTCGGCTATCGCCATACCAAAAGCATAATCGTCTGTCCATGAAGCAGCCTGTTCAGGAGTGACTTTCACGTCATATCTAAAGATTTGAGTTAAAGTATTATCAATAACTGAACAGTCAGCTATGCATTCATCAAAGAAATAAGATATCCCATTAATTTGAAAATAAATGCCTACCTTATATTGATCCCCAATAGGATAACTCTCTGGCTGAATAGGTATGGTTAAAGTTGTCATAGTTTTATTCCCACTTATTTAATGGGCAATAGGCTGAAGCTAAGTTTACTTTCTTGTCCATGTAGCATCCACATTTTGTACACCGATTCTGACTCTTTTGTAGGAATTCGCAAGAGTTGCATATATCAACTCTTTTCTGAACGACATCCTTATTTGCAAGGAATTGTCTTCCTGCCATTACGTCTTTACTAGATAACCAAGCTTGCTTTAAAACATTACGTGCCATCTGATAGGCAGAAGGTAATTCTAATGTTGGATCGTCTTTTGGTTCTTGTTCTTCTTTTCTTACGATCTCCTCAGTGAGTTTTGCTTTTTCAGGGTATCGCTCGATCAACATTTCAGTAATTGGAACATTTTTCATTTTTGCCACGGCTTGATCCATAAACCCATCTAAATTAGAAATAACGTAATTTAATTCGACATGAACTACAGGATTTCTATTTTTAGGAGCAAAAAAATACACTCTATTTAAATAGGGTACCGGAAATGGTATCTTATTAATCGGATAGCAATGAACATAGTAATCAGATTTGTATTTCTGCTGCTTGAGAGCTTCTTGAAGAAATACTTCCTTTTCTCTTACAGTTTCACAAAAATCGTCGGTCTTTAATAAGAGCACGACAACGTTTTCAGCTTTATCGATATAGTCAAAAATCCAATCTGGATTGTCTTTTTCAATGATCATAATATATTATGTAGTTGGAGGTAAAGTAGGAGGAGGTGGTGGCGGAGTTCCAGGAACGTAAGGAACCTTTGGTTGAGCCGCAATTTCATCAGGAGTAGGTACTGGAAAAATAGGAGAACGACCTATTTTGCAAAAAGAAGCGATGTCGACAACAAATACTTTTATCATTGTGACAGATCCATCTGGATTAAAGGTCTTTGCAATCTTTTCACCATTTGGATAATAATATGCAACATACACTTGATCATTATGCGTATACATGTGATCAATGATATATTGACAAGGGTATAGACCCTTTGTTCCATCGGAATTTTTCTTTACGATGTTGTTGATAAACTTATCACCAACACTGTAAGTTCTGCCTAGATAAGTTGTTGTAGTTATTTCGTCCATAAAATTTTATTAAACACAAAATCCGCAATCATTGCCGCCTGGGCACCTGTCACAGGTATCACCAACACCACATCCCCAAATGTCAGCTGAATTACAGTCAGAACCGGCCCACAAGTTTACTCCACCTACACATCCACAGCATGCGCCTCCATGAACGTCGAAGCATCCACCTGTTGTAGTGCAACCAACACAAGATTGTAAATTGCCGGCGCTATCGTCATCTTCCTGGTGTCCGCATGGTCCGTCAACGCAGATATAAGAATCCCCATCTGAGTGCTCGGAAATATAAAGCTGTATCTCTCCATAACCGCAAACCGCTGAATTGTATGCCTCATCTACAGTATAAGTTCCGCAAGATCCATTTGCAAATACTTCTTGTAATGTATAGCCATTGCATTGCTGACCTAGATCGGTTCCATAAGCTAAACAAGTGGTACCACTTGCAGTTCCACTAGTAAAAGGAGCATAAGTTCCGCCTACATTATACGCCACTTTAAACGTGTAAGTAGTATTTGCTGATAATCCACCGATTGAAATAGAAGTGGCTCCGGCATTTGCCGTTGCTACGATAGAGCCATTTGCATTATTAATAACGTATATTTGAAATACCGTATTTGTATTGCTCCAGGTGACGGATAAAGTACTAGAATTTACAGCATTGACGCCAGTGATATTTGGAGCAGTTGTAGGCGATGGCCATTTTGATTGTAGCTTATTATAAAGTACGTCAACCGACGCAAATATGCCACTTGCGGCTGAGGCCGCAATTGAAACTACTTTACCTACTCTTGATCCGTTGTATCTCATTTGTAATAATATTAGGAAATATCGTCGTATGATAGAATAACGTCTAAACTATTTGCAGCTGAAGCTAGAACTTGAACGTAATCTGCTTCGTTTAAATAGATAGGAGAATCTTTACCGATAATTACGAGTGAAGAATTGCCTGGTACAACCATCTGATACGCAAGGTATGTAGTACTTGAGGAACGAATGACTTGACAAGTAATCGATATGTTACCGGCGGTGCGATTCGCAACATATATCGTGTTTATCTTATAAACGTGATTTGATGCACAAGTTACGAGGGTTTGAGCAGAAGTCGATACGTTTGGCTGTTGAACCGATGTGCCATTGATCGTTGTGACATTGACTATATTTGGTGTTGCCATAAAATTTTAATTTATACTTCTCTTTAACTGAATATATATGCCATTGCTATGGCCTTGCTGACGGTTGAGACTTCATTCCAAGCACCCCAGGTAGTGCTATACATATTTCTAAACGCTAGTCTATTGGTATAATTTGTCATACCAATAACAATCTGTGAACCATAGGCCGTACCATCACTTGCTCCACCCCGGTGACGCGCATTATAATAAGTGTACCAAGCGCTACCAAAAGGAGTATTTGCATTAGCGCTAATAGAACCTAAAGCACTTCTTTGACTGAATGCGCTTTGATTAAAGTCTCCAGAATCAGATGTAATTTGCCCATGCGTATAGTTATAATCACTTACATACTGATCGTAAGCTCCTGATGTAAGTACTGCATTTCCACCTACATTTAATGCGTTAAGATTGCTAGTTCCACTTGGAATTACATAGTATCCAGTATTTGAAGAAGAATAGAATGTCGGAGCTCTAAAATCATTACTTGCGTATCCTGTTCCGCCGACAGTCAAAGCATAAGATGAAGATAATGAATCACTGCTTGTTGCAACATTTAGATTTCCGCCTGAGTTGATCGTAAGTACTCCGCTATCAGAGCTATTTCTAAAAATAAAACTTGCTCCAGTACTAATGTATGTATTTCCTGAACTTGAAAAATACAAACGGTTCTGGCTATCGGAACTCGATTGATTCCAAGTATTATTTGGAAATTTCATTGTGGCACTGAAATTGTTGGTTCCAGTCCATGTATTTGCTGAACCAAGTATCGAAGCGCCAGATGTACCTTGAGTACCAGCTCCAGTTGTTCCCTGTGGTCCTGTATATCCTTGACTACCTTGAGCTCCTTGACTACCATTCGAACCGACGAAACCTGCAGTTCCTTGAATACCGGTTAAACCCTGAATGCCTTGGATACCTTGAGTGCCTTGAATGCTTGTACCTTG